GCTTTATTTTTAGATGAAGTTAGAAAGAGTAATATAAACATTGAATCAAGATTTTCTTTACCAGACGATTTTAAAATTTACTATAAAGATGGTAGAAATAGAGCTTTACAAAAATATATCGATTCAGCCCCAAGTATAAGTTTTACTGTAGAGGGTTATTCCCATAGAGAAACTGCAAGATTTATGACTTTAGCTGCATCTCAGTTTGAAACTGAATCTGTTTTCGCTAATTTATTCTCTGGAGAGTGGTTAGTAACACAAGTATCGCATGTTTTTGACGGAGATAAATATTCCACGAGCATAACCGGTGTTAAATTATATTACTATGATAAGGTTACATCCCCAGGAGAAGATAATTCCTTATCAGATAAAATTAATAGAATAAATTCTCTTTTATAATGAGCGCAGACCCTAAAAATACAGGTATACCTTATCTAGTAAATCAAAATCTTTTTAATACATTAGATTTTTTAATTGCAGCTACAAATATGGATGCTCTTATTAAAAAGTTTCCTAATGAAATCTGTGTAGCCTATCTTTACAATTATACAAAAACAACCAACGACCCTATTAGAGCTCAAGCAGAGTTTTTTAACGCAATTAATAAAAATCTTCTCAATTTAAAAAACAATCCTAATTGTACAAAAAATAAATACGTAAAACAATATAACTTTATAAAAGCCAATCTAGACATTTCAAATGAAGAAGAATTGGCTTACGATAGCGCTGGTAATAATATTACTCGTATAAATGAACAAACAAAAAAGCTAGAAATACTAGTTTGGAGTAATTTTGATCATAATATAACGAGATGGATTGAGTTTTTACAGGATATAACTTCTGAGGTTGATAGTATTTTAGTACGGTACAAAATAACTATGGTGAAGCCTCACTTACAGAAGAATTTTGTTTATATTGGATAGATGTTTTTAATAGAAGTGTACAGCAAGTAAAAGATGAATATTATAAGATAGATACTAGTTATGAGAGAGGTATATTTCAGGAATTAAGTGATAGTATTAGGTTATATACAAGATATAAAGAAAATTACGACGTAGTAAATGGTACGTTAATGGACCCGTACTATGAAAATACTGGTTTACTTCCAAGACATTATCCATCAATTATTGGTGATAAACTAGATAACGAATTTCAAAAACTTATAATTGAATTTTCTCAGAAAACATCTTTCTTACACAGAAAAAATCTTAAAACTGTCTACACTAATTTACCTGATAAATTTCCTTCAACAACCCCTCACGGATCTAATCTTATAACAGATGATAAGTACTACGAAGATATAGGTAAGATTAGCCCTACATTAATTGGTACAGTAGCTGACTATCTTAATTTAGGTTCAAAAATCTTTGAATATAGAGTTCTGGTTGGTCAGTCATCTAACGAACAAGAAATAACTAAAGCTATTTTTAATAAAATAGTACAAGATACATCAGTAGAAATGGATTTTTGGCAACAAGTTTACACTGATATTAATAACCCAAAAACTACTAAACTAATTTTGGATAAAGTTAATTAATCTACCTCTTTAGAGTCAATATCTATAATGTTTTTATCTTCTTCCATAATCATTTTCATGATATCTTCTCTTGAAGCCATTAATTTCATCTTGTGATCGTTTGCTTGAAGTTGTTGCTTTGATTGAATATCTAACTGTTTTACCTCTTTTGCAGCTTCAGCTTTTTTATTCTGTAAAACTATCTTATTTAACGTATCGAGAGCGTTGGTAGAAGCATTAACTAATTCAGAATAAGCTGCTATCTCATCAGGGCTTTGAATATGCTGTACGGCTCCTTCAAAACTCTTAAGAATATTCATAGCAGAATTTACAACTTCACTACTATTCCTTAAAACAAATTCTTCTACATTATCTTTTGTAGCTATATCTTCACTAGAGGTAGCTCTTTGTATATTTGACTGTTTATTATTAGCCAAATCATTTAAAAATTCAGTAACCGCTTCATCAGTTATAGCATCTAAGCAATCGTCATTTTCTTCAGACATAACAATATTTAGTAAACAAAGTAAAAAATACAGTTGATTTATTTTTAAAACTACTTTATCTTAAAACGTATGAATGAACAAAACATTAATTATAGTTTCAATAATTTCTCTTCTCCTGTAGAAGTTAAGTTCAAGAAAACTGATGATAACGCAATTTTACCACGTAAGGCTCATCCAGATCCGATGACTGGAGATACTGGGTATGATCTTTTCGCTGTAAAAGATACAGTTATTCCAGCTCGTAGTAGTGCTGTTGTACCAGTTGGTATTACACTAGCTTATCTTACCCCTGGTTATTGGTTTAGAATTGAACCTCGTTCCGGTCTTGGCTTTAAGCATAGCCTTCAACCACATCTAGGTGTAATTGATAATCCTTATAGAGGAGATTTAGGAGTAAAGCTATATAACTTTTCAGATACTGATGCAACTATTGAAGCGGGTAAAGCTTGTGCTCAGTTTGCTTTATATCAAATTGTCAACTCAACGGTTGAATGGACAGAAGAAATTTCAGAAACAGAAAGAGGAGAAAATGGATTTGGATCAACAGGAATGTAAAGATATTTTAGCTCTTCAGGCTCAGCTAGTTCAAGACTCTAATTATAAAAATGTTGAGTTGATTGAAGAAGACGGTCAAAGTTTTCTCTCTGTTGATTACGATGTAACTGAAAAATTTATTGATACAGCTGTAGAGTTAAAAAAGTACAAACAATTTGCTGATATGGAAGTGGATGATATTCTATCTAATGCTATACTAGCAGTAATACAAGAAGGTATGAAGTATGCCGAAGATGAAGAACAACCCTAATACTCATATTTGGTTTGAAAAATATCGTCCGAGAACTATTGACGATATTCGAGTACCGAGTAACGTAGAAGCGTTTGTAAGAGAAGCTAAAGAGACGGAAAATATTGCTCACTTACTCTTTGTTGGTAAACCAGGTATTGGTAAAACAAGCTTAGCAAAGATTATTGTAAATGATATTCTTGAATGTCAGTATTTATATATCAACGCTTCAGATGAAAACGGTATTGATACGATCAGGTCGAAGGTAATTACCTTCGCTCAAACAAAATCTTTAGACGGTAAGATTAAAGTAGTTATTCTTGATGAATGTGATGGTTTAACTCAAGACTCCCAGAAGGCTCTTCGCAATGTTATGGAAGAGCATCATAATACAACTCGCTTTATTCTTACCGCCAATTTTAGTCACAAGATTATTAATGCTATTACTAGTAGATGTCAAACCTTTGACTTAACTGTCGATAAATACAACTACGGTGAAAGGTTGCGATATATTCTAGATGAAGAAAAGATAGACTATAGAGCAGATGTAATTGAAAAAATTATTGACAAACATTATCCTGACTTTAGGTTAGCTATTAATGAGCTTCAAAAGAATTGTTCTAACGGAAAGCTGGACATAAAAGATTCAAAAGAGAGTGTTTCTTTTATGAAGAATCTATTCGTTAAAATTCTTAAAAAGAATGCTTGTCAAGATATTAGACAATTTGTTATTGAGAATGAAGAAGTATTTAGTGGTGATTATCCAAACCTTCTAAGATCTCTCTTTAACTATATTAATGAATGTTCATTCAATGATAACGCAAAACGTAGAATGCTTGGTTTAATTGCAGAACATCTTTATAGATGTGCTTTTGTGATGGATCAAGAAATTAACTTCTATGCCTGTATTATTGCGCTTATCCCGGTTGATGAGTAAAAAAAGAGGAGGTGAACTCTACTTCACCTCCTCACACCTTTCCTACTTTACCTACAAAAAATTACTTAAGACCTTTTAAGTACATCTTCTCAGTAGATTTAGCAGCAGTTTTGCTTGCATATTGATTAGTAATATCCTTATCTGGATTTTCATTATCTGGGATATTATCGTTGTACTTATCGGTTTGTTCTCTATTTCCTGGATCTTCATTACCTTTAGCAGGATTAATTACAGGATAAGTTGGATGCTTATCATCTAAGTATCTTGCTGTAGAAACTGTTTTCGGTGCAGGTTCTGGCTTAATAATTTCGTTGTTAGGTCTAACATTCTTAGGATTGATTGGTGTTTGAGTTCTATTCTCTCCACCCATCATTCTCAACTCAACTAAATAAGCTGGAACTGTAACCACATCAGTAAAAATACCTGGTGCAATTTCTCTTGTAACGTCAACAAAAAAGTTGTCTGGTTCATAGGTTTTCCCGGCTAAACTATAACCGTAAGGAGATTTAATGTGACCGACACGTAAATAATCGCCAGACTCATTTAAATCTTTCATAAGGTCGATTTTTATTTGTTCTTGGGTTTTTGTCCAATCATCAGTTAAAAAACCGTCTTTAAATTTAACCAAATCTCCAGTTAATAAACCATTACGGGTAAAACGGTTTAATTGTTCTTCTAAAACTTGTTCGAATTTGGATGTCATACTATAAATATTTATGTTAAAAGTAAAAAAATTTATAAATATTTAAGAGATGGCAACGGTTAATCTAAGCTCAATCTTTAAGAAGACACAGAACCCTAATAGTTCTATACCTTATAAGTATCAGGATTTCAACATTCTAAGTATGGAAGTGTTGAAAAACGATAATATTGGATCTAAAAAAGAAAAAACTGATTTAGTTGTAAGTTATGATATAGGTGCTGTTACAAACGCATTAGTTAATATTCTTACTACTAGAAAAAAACAAAAGATTTTAGATCCTGAGTTTGGTTTAAGAATCGAAGACTATTTATTTGAACCAGTGACAGAGTTAGTGGGGGAAAGAATAAAAGAAGAAATTACTTACGCTATTACAAATTTTGAGCCCAGGGTTGCTTTACAAAGAGTAAATGTTGTACCTTATCCTGAAGATAATAAATACGAAATCGATCTTTATTATAGTGTACCTAGTTTAAAGCAGACAATAAGATTGAAGGGAAAACTTGAAAACGGTGTAATAGAAATTTTATAATATGGCTACTGAAATATATCCTGAATTTAAACTAAATCCTAATGCATATGCCGCATTAGATGCAACAAGTTTAAAGCGCTTAATGATAGAAAGATTGAGCGCTCCATCAAATGTTGTCTTTACCGATCAAAATTTCACAGGTAGTAACCTTAATGCTATTATTGATATTGTAGCTTACTCTTACCAAACACTACTATTTTATTTGAACCAGACATCAAGTGAGGCTGTTTTTACTGATACTCAGTTATATGAAAATATTAATAGGATTGTTAAGCTTTTAAATTATAATCCTATAGGTGATCAAACAGCTTCTGTACCTTTTGTAGCATCTTCTACAGCCCTTGGAGCTAATGTATACACAATACCTAGATATTCATATATTGCCCTCGATGGGGTATCATATACGTTTAATGAAGATGTAACATTTGAAAAGACTGCAGCAGCTGGTACTGAACAAACCTTAAAACAGTTTAGTTCTTCTTATCTTTTATATCAGGGTAAGACTGTTGAGTATCCAGCGAGAACAGCGGTAGGTAATAATTTTGAGACTATAGTGTTAACTCCTGGTACTGATGTATTAGTAGATAATTTTAATATTGATGTTTATATTCTAGAAAAAGATACTGGTACATACTATAAGTACGAAAGAGTAGATAGTCTTTTCTTAAACGGTCCTCAGGATAGAGTATGTGAAATCCGTTTAAACGAAAATAGAAACTATGAAGTAAAGTTCGGTGACAATATTACAGGTAAAAAGCTTACAAGTGGGGATACAATCGCAATTTACTTCTTACAATCAGAGGGTAATGCTGGCGTTATAAGTGCGAATAGACTTTCTGGATTAACAGTTTCAATATATAATACCCCTAGATTTAATAATATATTTGCTGACGTAAAAAATAGTAACCTAAATTATCTTAATACAATTGATATACAGAAGCTTTCAATTAATAACGAAGTTGATTCAACTCAATATTTCGAAGGAGAAGACCCAGCTACTATTAAACAAAGAGCTCCTCAAACCTTTACTTCCCAATATAGGTTAGTTAATTCTACTGATTATAAAAACTACGTAGAAAGAAATTTTTCGAATTTTGTATTTTCTGCTAATGTATTAAGTAATGAGGAATATTTAAACACCCATTTAAAATATCTTGTTAATGAATTACAGCTTAATGAACCAAACTTAGATACTAACGTTTTATCTAACCAAATACTTTTTTCTACTTCAACAAATTTTAATAACGTTTACATATATTGTGTTCCTAAGACATCCTCTTCGAGAACCACAACTATCACAAAGAATAATTTTATCTCCCCTTCTCAGAAAAATAATATTATATCTTCTATTAACGCAATAAAAACCATCAATACAGAGGCGATTATTATGGATCCTGTGTATATTGCGTTTTCGATAGGTAATGGTTCTACAACTCTATTAGGTACAAACGCGGTAGACTTAAACCAGAGTTCAAAAATTCTTGTAACAACTGATCCAAATATAGTCATTAATAAAGAAAGTCTCAAACAAGAAATAATTAGTACCATTCAATCTTACTTCGATGGTCTAGTTATAGGTGATGTCGTTAATATTACAGAATTAAATACAGATCTTATTAATCTCAATGGTGTTCTAACTATTTCAACTAGAGGCGGTACAGGAATAACAGACGGTTTAAGCTTTTTATATTATAATTACCAATATCCAGAAATCAATGTTAAGACAGCATCAAATTCAGTACAATTAGAAGCTTTTATGTATCCATACTTACCTCAGTATTTCACCTTATCTGAATCAATTATAATATCTTAATGAGCATACCTTTTAACATAACTACAGGAAAAGGCACAACTTTAACAAGAGAAGTTAATAGTAATAGTGTTTTATATTTATCTTCCTACACAGGGATGCCTGTAAAACTGTCAGTAGATGTTGACAACCTACCATCGAGTTATAAGAAGGAGTTTATTGTATTTGAAATTAATAATAAGTTTTTATTAAAAGGTAATAATGTAGAATTTAACTTTCCAATACCCGGTGTCTACAAGATTACTATGTATAATGCCGATCAGAATGGGGAAAGAGTAGAAAGTTTTACCACATATCTGACTTCTTTCAATTATATTACTGATACAATTGTTCCACAGTCTCAAGTTTCTACAATTACAAATAATATAGTTTCTAATTCAGCTAATAATCCTAATTTATGTTTAAATCCATATAGAACAATCAGCAATACAGGGTTATGGTTTGCGAGTGCTTATAATACGTATCCAGTACATCTTATTAGATATAACACTTGGCAGCTTTGCCCAAGCTTATCAGCCATTGACTATAATATAAACTTATACTGTGACAGAAGTAAGTCTGTAGATTATTTAAAAGAGAAAAATTACTATACTAAAAACCTACTTAACTACCCTATCTGGCAATTTACTACTGACGGTAACTTACCTAATGGTGGTCAAAGACCTACATTTATTAATACACTCTCTACAACTTCCGAAAACATTTACTTGACTTACGACGGTATAACTGGTTTTGTAAGTACTACAAGTGGTACGAATAGTATATTCTGCGGTACAAGTGGTTCAAATTATTTTTACTTTAAAGACGACTCAATTAATTTTAGTTCAGATCTTTTATATTTTACCCAAAATTTAAAAGACATTCCATTAACTAACTATCTAATAGACAATAAGACTGTACAAGCTTTTTCTCAAAATTTACCTATTACTAACACCTCGAGTGCTACCTTATCAGCTATTATTACGCAAAACTTTCCTTACTCAATAGGGTTTTCCTACAACGGGCTAGTTGATAATTTCCCTACAAGTATATTCAACGGTACAGAGTACCCAATTTTTATCGGGATAAAAGATATATTTGGTAATTTTCTCAAATATTACCCTAAGCTCACGTTAGTTAGTAATTCTGACCCTCTAACAGCGAATACGGTCAAAGTAGCACTGTTATCCGCAGGTAATTCTCCAAGCGGTGCTCCTAATATTTACTTACCAAAGGATTTAAGTACATATCAAATAAGTTTTAGTACATATAACCTTGATGCAGTTGATGTAGATACTCTAAGCTCATTCGCTGTAACAACATTATCCGCTGATTTTGATCCAGATTTTAATTTCTCAGGCTTCTTTAATAATATTACAATTTCAGCAAGTTATTTAACAACTTCCAGAAGCTTTACATTTAATCCTGGAATACTTTCTGCTACTTCAGTTATTTCTGTTAATGGAGTAACTAACAATATTGGTGGGTTAAATATCTTAAACTACTATCCTAATAATACAGTCTATAATATAAACAAAATTAATGAAGACTTTGATTATACAGGTACATTAAAAAGCTATGCTTTTATGCCTAGTCTTATTAATCAGACAGACCTTTTTGACTATTTCTTTTCATACATCGCTGGGGATGAAAGCAGTTCTCCTAATGAATTTGGAAAAAGAGTATATGAAAAGACACCTAACTTTGTATCAAACACTGTTGATTTAGATGTTTCCAACGTAAAAGAACTATATGGTTTATATGATGAAATTGGATATGAATCTAAAAACTATGATCTTGTCTTTCCATCGAACTTACAGCGTTATATAGATCTTTTGAGTATTAGTTATAATAAACTTATCGGGGTTGATACAGGTTATAACCAAAATTATTACTCTGACGGTAATAATGATTCCCAATTTAAACAAACAAACTTAGGAACCCAATTAACTAACACATCTATTATTTCAGCAGGACAGAATATAGTTATATATCAATATTTTAAGAAAAAATATTATACTATTACCCCCACTATAGTACCTATTTCAACAGACTTATTATCTGCTTACGCTAGTAATAACCCTAACGCTTTAGACCCTACATTCGGTGGGTTATCAGCATACCCTCTTTCAGGCTATCAGAATAATTGGAATTGGGGTTTACCAACTGATGTACAGTGGGAGGAACATACTGATCAAAATGAATTTTATCTACAGACCCCCACTGATGTAACCTCTTTAAATAAGCTAGAGAGTGTAGTGGATTGGGATAATTTCTTAACTACACTTTCAAGTCTTCAACATAATGAAGATCTATATACTTTATTTAACGAAGAAGGTGGTTTAGCTGAACAATATTTCGAAAACGAATTAAGAAAGGGTGTAGGTTTACTTTAATATGGATATCCAACCGTTTAAAATATTTTCTAAGACACGTAAAGATCTTGATAAAAATGGTAATCAATCTTTTGTTGATTATAAAAAATATCTTACTGAAAACAATATAAGCCAAACAAAACTTAATGTTCAAGAGAAAAGTGAGATAAGAAATCAATATATTAACGCAATCCAATTTGTTTTGCTTAATTTAACGAGCGAAACAGAAAAAATATATTTTAAACAGTTAGATTTAACTAAAAACGAAAATCTTTCTTCTGTAATACCTCTTGTTGCGAGTAAACTAAAAGAAATTACAGCTTATATAGCTGCTGAACGTGAAAGAGCAAAATTTTCTGTTCTAAAATATAATCTTAAGGGATCTGAAATAGGTACAATTACTTTTGCAAAAAATCGTATATATACTCTTTATAATGACATAGATTTTACAAGTAAATTTACTTCTTTCCCTTCTCTTTCCTCTCTTAACTATATTGATGTAAGTGTTTCTTATTATTATGGTAGAGATGAAGATTATTTTGATAAAGATTATAATGTTGCTCAGAGTAATCCTGGTGTTTATAATGGAGGTAGTTACGAAGACTTAAATCTACTTTATTTTAATAAAGATCTTTATTTCCCGGAATTGAGCGGTAATATTATAAGAGAATATAATGAAATTACTAATGATTTTCTTATAACCTCTGATAGTAGTTTTATACTCACTCAATCTAGACAGAAAATAAAAAGAAGGTTATACAGCTCAAATATATATGATTTAGATACAAAATACTTTCTATACGGCGAGAAGAGCGAGGAAAACCTCATCTTTAATATAATTAAAAACGGGGTCGCTCTTGCTCAAGAAAATTATGGAGTAAATAAATTTTTAGGTAGTGATATTTATTATGTCTCTAACGCTAATACATCTTCCCCAACCTCTGGTATGCTAGTTGAGGCAGCGAAAAGATATAGCAATCTATTTAATTTCAGAAACCCTACTGTACAAGCAATAAAGCATCCTAATTATAAAAACTTACAGCAGATAGGAGGCTTTTTCTTACCTCATAAACAGGGTGTAAGTATATCGCTTTCAAAATATTATAGCTACTTCTATAATAACAGTCTTTCAGGCACTAATATTACCCCTGATCCCAATAAAAGCATTAATGTAAGAGGTAACTCTAAAATAAATTACCCAGATGTATGGGGATATGAAGAAAATCCGAGCTGGATTGTTAATGACTTAAGAGGTAACTATAACTGGGGTAAGATAAAAAATACTAGACCCTTTCAAAAATTCAACGGGTATCATTCATACGAAGAATCTAACTATGAATATAAATCTGGGTTTAACAAAACGATTGATAGCTTTGATTTTTTTACTGGTCCAGAAAAAACTGTATGGTCAAATTCTGATGTATTCCTATCGAAAATTCCAAACCCAGTACCTTTACAAGAAAGAGAAGATA